ATGCCCCTCACAGACCTTGAAATCCGGCGCTCTAAGCCGCGTGAGAAGTCCTATACACTCAACGATGGCAATGGGCTCTCTCTGCTCATCGAACCGAACGGATCGAGAGGGTGGCGTTTCCGTTACCGTTTCGACGGTAAGCCCAAGATGATTTCGCTGGGCACTTATCCCGATGTAACCCTGAATGATGCCAGGCTCAAACGTGATGATGCCCGTAAGCAGGTAGCTGGTGGCATTAACCCCAGCGATGTCCGCAAAGAAGATAAGCTGGCGAAGCAGGGCCGCAACGAAAGTACCTTCGAGGCGATCGCCCGCGAGTGGTACGCCAAGCGTATTGACCGCTGGTCTGAGTCCTACGGCGAAGAGATGATGAAAACCTTCGAGGCCGATGTTTTCCCGATAATCGGGCGACGACCGATCGCCGATATCAAACCGATGGAGCTCATGGCCGTTCTTTCTAAGCTGGATGAGAGGGGCGCGACCGAAAAGTTGAGAAAGGTGAGGCAGCGTTGTGGTGAGGTGTGGCGGTACGCGATTGTGACTGGCCGGGCTGATTATAACCCGGCTCCTGATCTGGCCAGCGCGTTTGCCCCTCATAAGAAGGAGCATTACGCTTTTCTCGCCAGTGACGAACTCCCCGAGTTCTTCCGCACGCTGAACACTTATAGCGGCAGTTCTGTTGTGAAGCTGGCGATGCGCCTGCAGGTTCTTACCGGGTTACGCCCGGGCGAACTGCGCCAGGGTGAGTGGGCCGAAATTGATTTTGATAAACGACTGTGGGAAGTGCCACCAGCACGCATGAAAAAGCGTCGCCCTCACTGTGTCCCATTATCCGACCAGGCGATCGCCATCCTGGAACAACTGCGCCTTATCACCGGCAATTACCGGTTTATTTTCCCCGGCAGGATCCAGCACAGCAAACCAATGAGTGAGATGGCAATGAACGTCCTGATCCGTCGCATTGGATATGCAGGTAGGGTGACCGGGCACGGCTTCCGCCACACAATGAGTACCATTCTTCACGAACAGGGCTACAACACAGCGTGGGTTGAAACGCAGCTGGCTCACGTCGATAAAAACTCTATCCGCGGCACGTACAACCACGCCCAGTATCTGGACGGCCGCCGTGAAATGCTTCAGTGGTATGCCGATTATATGGATAGCCTGGAGCACGGCGGAAATGTGGTTCACGGCTCGTTTGGTAAAGTCTCGTAACTGGACGAATAGACAGTATCAGTACACCGGAGTAGACTTCGGTGCACGTACAAAGAATAAGGCTATGTCTAGGCTGATCCCCGAAAACCCGTACACCTCTGCGGGCTGGCATGGCCGCCAATTTAGAGGGCGCGAGGCGGCGTATGTCATTCAATTTTCAAAAGCTGGACTCAGAATCAGCGGAGGCAGTTCATTTTGAAACTGTCCTCAATGCGTTATCCAAAGCCAACGGTCGTACATTCCGTGATACAGCCATTGTATTAAGCCGAGCCATGAACTCCTTTCGTGACGAACACCCATATCGTGGAATGGAGTTTAAGCTGTACAACTACAGCCCCTCTACAGGTTTTCACGTTGAAGAAATTTCTGCAAAAAGGCATTCATTTTTTTTAAATGAGATTGCTAAAGGTCATGATTATAACGAGGACCCAAATCCTAATAACGCCGGAACATACTATCTTATCGACGAGTATGGGCATGAATATACGTCGTGCTATTCATTTTATTTTAAGCTGTCAGAGCTACTTCGTTTTCTTATTCAAAACAAAGTAGCCATCCCCCCTGAATTTAATCATGCTATGCCTGATGCTGAAAAATCGCATGCTTTTTATCAAAAATTAATTGATAAAAGTATTGCAAGATTCATGGAGGAAATTGAAGGTTCCGATGAAGAAAGTAGTACGCCAAATGAATGTGCTGAGGCTAAATGGGATAATTTTGCTGGAAAAGATACGGCGCTAAAACTCATTGCCGGAATGGCCATCGCGCTTGAAAAAACTAAGGGTAAGTATGTTCGGGGTGGGAAATTGAACAAGTCAGAGATATCCAGGACAGTCAAGAAGCTGATAGATGAGTATGGGCATGGGGTGGATGTTACGGATAAGGCGCTGATAATGCTCATTGACGAGGCCCTACGTTCGTATGCGCCAAAAATCTCAGCCTAGGGACTTCCAAAACATGTTGGAAGACTTCCAGATGAAGATGGAGGGCTTCCAAAATGCCTTGTTAGAGCCTTTGTTACTTCCAAATTAATGATGTACGCACTTCCATCAATATTTACCGCACTTCCACAATTACAGACCTTTTTCTGCTGGAATATAACTCGTAAACCGCAATAGACGTTACGAGGTAAACATGTCTAAAAGTCTAATTCGCCTGCCCGAAGTTCAGCGCCGCACTGGTTACAGTAAGGCGTGGATATATCGCTTGATTAGCCAGAAACGCTTCCCTTCATCCATTAAAATTGGCTCTCGTGCAATCGCGTTCGTAGAGAGTGAAATTGATGAATGGGTCAATCAGCGTATCGCTGAGTCTCGTGGGGAGGTGGCGTGATGGAAATAAAAAACGCCCGTGCTACCGAGCGTCATAGTGAACAAAACAAACCTGTACCTGATGCGCAAATTAATATTGCTGGTGGTCATGATAGCCATTTGCTTTATTCAAAGCCAGTGCCAAAGAAGCATAAGGCTCGTTTGCTGATTCTGCGTTCTGGTGCTGACGGCATCACTGAAAATGAAATTCTGCGGCATTGTCGCCTTTCCTCTGGCCGGAACTACCTTACGGATCTGGAGCGTCGCCTTGATATGCAATTTGAGCGTATCGACGAAGCTAACCCTGATGGTATTGGCAGCCATTACCGTTACCGCTTCATTAAACGCGCCGATGTGCAGAAGGTGATCGCTCTCGTTAATGCCAGCGCAGTTATCAACGGTCACCAGCCGCTTAATCAGCTGGACGTTGAAGGCATTCTGAAACTATACCCGGACAACGCCGCCGAATAAGGAAAATCCTGATGAAAAATAATATGACCTTAGCCGGTCAGGGCCTCGCTCACCCTGGCTCTAGCCAGAGAATGAAAAAAAGGTGGATTGATTTTTAATAATCAATTTGGAGCCAGATTTCATGCGGGTATTAACAGAAAACTCCAGAGCCATAAAAGCCGAATCAGCTGCAAGCCCCAGTTTATGCGGGTATTAAACTGATATTGAAATATCAGGCAGTAACGTTGAGACATGGTATTTTTTATTGGCACGGAAGATACAGGCTCCTGTTTCACTTATTTCATATTAAAAAATTTGTGGAGTAAAAAATGACAAAGAAAAAATATGGCCTTCTGGGTCAGGGCCAAACTCAACCTAAAATCAGCCCGGATGATGTTTCAGTTATTCGGTTTGAGGGGGCCAAAGTGCGGATCGTCAAAATCGGCGGGGAGCCGTGGTTTGTTTCTAAAGACGTTTGTGAAGCGCTGGAAATAGTCGATCACAAAGTCGCATTACGGCGATTAGATGCTGATGAAAAGGGGGAGTGTTTAGCACCCACCCCGGGTGGATTGCAAATTATGCGTACCGTCTGCGAATCCGGTTTCTACAAACTGATCGCCCGTAGCCGCAAAGCCACCACGCCGGGCACGTTCGCCCACCGTTTCAGTAACTGGGTGTTCCGCCAGGTTATCCCTTCCATCCGCAAAACCGGCTCATATGGCGTGCCGTTCGCGTTCCTGAACGACTTCACGCGCCGCAAAGCGCAGTACACACGCAAGGCGAGCAAGCGCGGCCATGACCTGCAGGCGTGCCGGAAGGAGAAAGAGCATTTGAGCCAGGAGGAGGCGAAGCTCTGGCGTGACCACCAGCCGCAACTGCCGGAAGTTGAGGGCGAAGCCGATGAATAATGCCGTGAATCACAATATGCACCCTATGCACAAAAAGGGCTTGCCTGTGTCAATACGTCAAGTGTATGGTTATCCCGCACCAGCAAAATCTGGTGCCGGGCGTGGAAACCCGAATTTGTACAAGGCGACTGTAGACGCCGTGAGCGTCTTTTTTATTGTCGCAGCCCCAGCATATTTCTATATTGCCCAACTGGGTCGATATTCTTCTATGGTGGCGCTGATAGGGCAGCCGAAAGGCTGGCCGGTTCCCTTGTACGCCGGTATTTCCACCCCTGTCAGTGTCACCACCCTCGAGCGTGGAAACTCTGGTGGTGACTCCTTAAATAAGTACAAGGAGGCTGCCATCATGATGGCTACTACCCCTACCCAGAATCCGCAATTTATCTGGATTATCGCCGCTGTTCGCCGCGATTGCCCGACAATCAAACCTGTTCTTCACCACATCTCTGCTGTATCTGAACACGAAGCACGCCGCACCCTGGCGCGCGATCACGTCTGTTTCTTCGCCGGGCGCATCCGCCAAGAGGTGGCAGCGTGAACAGAACCGAACGACAGAACACAATCGAAACCACCACAGAGCTGTGCGCACTGCTGATCGCCACTGAAATGGTCAGCGATAAGGTGGATGAAACCGACCTCAAAACGCTGCTTTCCCTCAGCCGCCGGCTGGCCCATACCGTCTGGGATAACCTGAACGATGCGGGGTTCGGCGAATGAACGACATTTACGACCTCGTACGTCGCGCTGATGCTGCGACCGTTGCCAGCTTCCCGGCTGGTGGCCGCTGGCAGCTTTATACCAACAACGGTATAGCGTCCGCTCGCCCGCTTTCTGAAGAGGAAGTGCTGATCACCCCTGCAGGTATGGTCCAGTTCCTCAAACGCTGCGGCTATACGATCACCCCGCCGGAGGAAACCAAGTGAAGCCTACAGCCCACAATGCGCGCCTGACCATGCTGGTTAACGAGTTTGCTGCTGCGGTTCTTCTGCGTTTGCGCCAGGAGAATGGCGGTGAGTGGTTTCCCATGCCAGTGAACGGGCAGATCGTCCACGTGGCGGTAACTGACGGTGAAAGCGGGATTCTGTTGCTGGTGGATAGCTGGATGCTCTCTCCGATTGAACAGGAATACACCCACTGGGAGGCGGTGGCCACGGAACTGCTGACCGGCTGCCTGGCTAATGGTGTGCTGACCCAATGGGGCCATGAAATCTGGCTGGATATGCTGCGGGATATGAGCGACAGCCTGTCGAAAGGAGGCATTTTCCATGCGTAGTATCGACATGATCCGTCAGGTATCCGATGCCGCTGCCGGGCGCTGGCCTGATGTTCTTTCGCTGATGGGAATCGACGTTCCCGCCTCACCCCGTGCGCAGGTTGCATGCCCTGCCTGTGGTGGTAAAGACCGTTTCCGATTCGATGATGACGGGCGGGGTGCGCACTTCTGTAATAACTGCGGTGCCGGGGACGGGCTGGAGCTGGTGAAAAAAGTGAACAGCTGCGACGCCACCCGGGCCGCTCAGCTGGTGGCTGATGCGCTGGGGATGAACGTGCAGGACATACACAATTCCACCAGCCAGGGTGTTGCCCAGCAGCAAAAGGACCAGGCAGAACGCCGGGCGGCGCTGGCGCAGCAGCAAGCCCAGGAGCAGGCGGCGCGCGCGGCGCGCTTCTCTTCTAAGCTGGCGGCACTGACAGCGCAGGCACAACCTGCTGAACCCGCTTACCTGGCTGGCAAGGGGCTGCCCGGGTTTACCTATCCGATCCTGCCTGATGGGGCCCTGGTACTGACCCTGGTGAATGAATCCGGCGCAACAGCTGCCGCGCAGACCATTACGGCTAATGGTGAAAAACGCCTGCTTACCGGTTCAGCGAAAAAGGGTTCATATCACGTCATTAACCCCACCCATTCGCCGCAGACAGTGATTATTGGTGAAGGACTGGCAACTGTTCTGTCTGTTCACCTGATGCGCCCCGATGCGCTGGCGGTGGTGGCGATTGACGCCGGGAACCTGCTGCCCGTAGCGCAGGTGATGCGCCAGCAGCACCCGCAGGCACAGATCGTTATTGCCGCGGATAACGACTGGCACGCACCGGGCGAACTGGATGAGCAGGGGAAACCTATGGTGAACACCGGGCGCATCAGCGCAGAACGGGCCGCAGAGTCGGTTTCCGGGCTGGTAGCGCTGCCGCCAGGCGAAGAAAAAGCCGACTGGGATGATCTGCGCCAGCGTGATGGCCTCCAGTCCGCCAGCGCAACATTTAACGAATCGCTATACCGGCCGCAAGGAGAAAAAGTGACTGCGCCAGCAGAAGTAATTGATATTGGCTCTCATACCAGGCAGAAACCAATCGTGCAAAAGCCTTATGTGAGTCTTCGGCATGGCGGCCTGTACTGGGTTGAGCCCAAATACAACCGGGATACCGGAGAGACCGACGAGAAAGAAACGTGGCTATGCGATGAACTGGCAACGGTAGGGATCGGCCAGGACGGACGTGAAAGCTATCTGGTAATCCGGCTCCGGCCGGAGGGCAGCGCCGCAGTAATGTTTGAGGCAGTGCCACGCCGTGAGGTCGGACAGCCTGCAGGATGGGCCAGGTTGCGATCCCGCGGGGTAAATATCACGACTCGCAAATCCTTGCTCGATATTCTGGGTGATTACCTGCAGCGGCATGGCGAACGTACTCAATGGACTATCACGCAGACAGCCGGCTGGCACTGCGGTGCTTATGTCATGCCGGATGGGGAGATTGTCGGCCAGCCTGATATGCCGGTTGCGTTCAGTGGTGGAACATCGGCGGTGGCGGGCTATGTTGTGCGGGGCAGCGCGAAGCAGTGGCGTGAGAACGTAGCGGCACTGATGCGAGGCAATCAGTCGATGATGCTGGGCGCGCTGGTGGCATTAGCCGCCCCTCTCAACTCACTGGCGGGCGGATCCTGCTTCGGTATTCACCTGTTTGCGCAGTCATCGGCAGGTAAGACCACGACGGTCGAGGCAGCATCGAGCATCTATGGTGTGCCTGACATGCTGAAACTCTCCTGGTTTACTACCGCCTACGGGATGACGGTGGAAGCCGCATCGCGCAATGACGGTTTTTTGCCTATCGACGAGATCGGCCAGGGTGGTGATGCCCGGCAGGTATCCACCAGCGCATACACGCTTTTTAACGGTGTGGGCAAAGTACAAGGGGCCAAAGAAGGCGGTAACCGAGCCGTGCTGCGATGGACGGTGGCCGCACTTAGTACCGGCGAAGAGGATTTTGAAACCTTCATGCTGAAAAGCGGGATCAGCCCTAAAGCCGGGCAGCTGGTGCGGCTGGTCAGCGTACCGTTCGTGGATACGGTGGAATTCAACGGCATGGATGATGGCGATCAGCATTCCCGGGCCATTAAGCGCGAAGCGGCCCGCTACTGTGGTGCTGTCGGGCGCGAATGGATCTCACTCCTGGCAGCTGATAAAGAATCCGCCATCCGGATGGTGAATGCTCGCGAAGAAGAGTGGATAAACAGTCTGCCCGTAGGCGCGTCGGCGCAGGTTAAACGTGTGGCCACGCGATTTGCTCTGCTGGATGCTGCCGCCACATTGTCAGCACCATTAACCGGATGGTGCGCCAGTGCGTGTAGTGCCGCCGTTCGTCGGAGCTTTAATGACTGGCTGGAAAGCTATGGTCTGGGCAATCGTGAAAAGCACCAGGTGGTTACGCGTGCGCGTGACTTCATCCAGCGTTATGGCCTCTCACGATTCCAGCCTTACACCACCAGCAAGGTTAACGGGAATATGGATCAGACCCACGCACAGCGTATCCAGAACCTTGCCGGGTATCTGGTAGATGGTCGCCGGGAGGATGGGCGCAAGGAGTACCACATCATCCCTTCCGTGTTTGAGGTGGAGATCCTTTGCGGTATCCAGAAAAAACTGGGGGGCGAGGCGCTGGAAGATGCCGGAATGCTCGTTCGTAAAGAGAAGGGGCGGCTGGATAGTCGAACCATCAGCATTAACGGTACGCAGCAAAGGTTTGTTGTGCTGGTAGATGTCGAAGAGGATTAATCCAGCCAGTAGCAAATCCCTTACACGCGCGTAAATGGCTGGGATAAGTGTGATAGCGGGGTAACTTAATAGTTATTGCTTATATAACAGTAAGTTAATGCTTATAAGTTTATCCCAAAGTTATCCCAGGTTATCCCGCATAACAGCCTGAAACGTGCCGGTTTATCTCTTTATCGTGAGGATTTCATCCATGACAGCACAAATTTCAGCATACGGGCGGCTGGTGGCGGATGTGCAGAGCCGCACCACTGGCAATGGCAACCCGATGGCGTTCACCCGTATGGCGGTGACGCTGCCGTGCCAGAAAGCAGAGAACGGAGAGGCCACATTCTGGCTGGCGGTAACCGCGTTCGGCAGACAGGCCGAGGCGCTGGCGAAGCACCAGAAGGGCGATATGGTCAGCGTGGCGGGCAATATGCAGGTTAACCAGTGGACCGGAAAGGACGGCGGCACGCAGAACGGGTACCAGGTGATCGCCGACAGCGTGATCAGCGCCAGAACGGCACGCCCGGGCGGGAAGAAAGGCCAGCAGGGGCAGGCAACCGACGCGCTGCGCCGCGCGCAGGAACCGCGACCACCTGCGCATGGCTACGACGATTATGACCAGAGCCAGCCCTACGACGATCAGATCCCCTTCTGAGGATGCCGAAAATGGAAGAACAGAAACGCCCGGTATTGAGCCTGAAACGCGCCACAACAGGCGCAGCGGCAAAACCATCCCGTAACACGGACTCAGCAGAGAAAGCGGCTCATGCAGGAGCTGGCGCAGCAGCAGGCACAAAGCGCAGCAGGTACAACCGCAAAAAGCTGGAGCTGCTGATCACTCACTGGCCTGCAGCATTCAGCCTGGACGCGCCGCGGCCGCTGGTGGTGGGCGCTGCCAAGCTGATAGCCGCAGACATGCGCGCCAGGGGCATTACCGGCGGGGGCAGGGTGCGGGCCGCCATCGCCATGTACACCCGGCGCACGTCCTACCTGAAAGCCCTGGCCGCCGGAGGGGCGCGCTATAACCTTGCCGGGGATCCCGCCGGGGAAGTAACGGCGGAACAGCAGCAACGGGCACTTGATACCCTGGCAGCCACGAAAAAAAAGGGGGTATCAGGATGCGCCTGACTACAGAGCAAAAGGCGGAGATCATCCGCCTTAAACGCCGGGGCCTGGGTTATGGCCGCATTGCCGGTGAGCTGGGCATCAAAACCACCACCGTGCGCGCCGTCTGCAAACGCAGCGGCCTGTTTGATGACAATCCAGCTCACGCGGCGCTGTTCACCATCCCGGCCCCAGTTCACAGTAGCGAGCTGGCGACGGTGAAGCCACTGCCGCCGCAGAAAGTGGTAACTGGGCATCAGCAAACCGACGCTTATCTCTGGGTTCTGGAGGTGATCCAGCTGAACGAACCGGCGCACCTGGCCGCCGCCGAGGAAGCCCTGCAGAAGCTGACCATCAATCCGAAAGACGCAGAGAATCGGTACCGTGACTGGCTGGTGCTCAATGGCACAGACCTGCTAAACGTGGCGTTCGGCACGCTGTTTATGGATAACCCGCAGTATTTCCTCAACCGGGCCAGAAGCATCATCGACAGCGCCCGCCAGGTAAGGGCGCATTACGGCAGCTATGATGCCGCGATGGAGCCGGTGGCCGCAGAGCTGCTGATTGACCAGTCGGCGCTGCTGGTGGGGGATGACTTCGGCATGACAGAAGAGGAGGCGTCCAGTGGCTCCATATCCAGCGCAGATCGCTATTTTGAGGTTGAGCATGCCCGCACCGAAGCGCACAGCGGTTTTTGCGACGTTCTCCCCGATCCGCACACCCTTTCTGACGTGGTGCGCGAGTTCGAATACTGGAACTGGCTGTATGAGATGCGCCACACCGCCAGCAAGGAGCTGGGCTGGGAGGAAGGAGCGGATCAACGGCAGGAGGTCAGCGACCGGGAGGATTGGCTGGATAAAAAGCTGATAACTATCCGGCCCCGTCACCAGCGCGAGGCGGTGGGCGTACTGAAATGGTTACTGGCCAGCGAACGGCACGAGGGCAGGGAAGAGATCGACGACATTCTGCTTAACCTGGTGGGCGGCGCCGCGGATCCGGATGGCTGACGGGAAATAAAAATTGCATAGGGGGTGCAAAACACCCCTGATATGATGCGTGTATTCTTTCACAGCAGGGCAAATAAAATGAAAAAGCTGGGTTTTTTCGCGCTGGTGATCGGCGTTCTCTGGGTAGTGGTGGCGTTAAACATGGATGTCAGCGTCGATACCGGCTATGGCAGGGTGAATAATATCGGCCTGATGGCTTCACGGCAAAACCACATCATTATTGGCGGGCTGATCGTGCTGGTGGGCGTTCTCATGCTGATTTTTGGCAAGGGGGCCTCTTCTACAGCCGGGCTGGTTAAGTGCCCGTTCTGCGCGGAATTGATCCAGAGCGAAGCTATCAAGTGTAAGCACTGCGGGAGTGATATCCAGCCAAATGCGAAAAGCCAAGAACACGACCCATCCCTATGGTCAGCTGATCACTACTTCAAGCTGAATAACGGTGATGTGGTGCTTGAGGGTGGGGCTATTGATACGCTTTCTATTTCCCTGATTGGCTTACACCCAGGCCAACCCCCCAAAGATGTTTACGAAAAATATAAAGCCCAGATACGAACACTTTCGAACGAGTTACCCCCGCAGATTAGAGACTCATTTAGGCAGACCGTTAAGTCTAAGTTTTAAAGATTCCCACTCACACAAGCCACCAGCAGGTGGCTTTTTTTTGTGCTTATTATGCCTATTAATGCAATGAATTGTGGTTGTGTTGCGTTTTATGAAATATTATTGACCCTGATAAATATACAGTGAGGTCAGTTATGGCGTACAACCCGAACTTCAAACCCATCCTGCTTACCAAGGAGCAGATGGAGGTAATCAAGCGCATACAGGACGGTGAGCGCATTAAATCCCCTCTCAACGTGGCCCCGACTCTTAACGCTATTGCGCGCGGGCTGATGGAAAAAATTCTTAAACAGGAAGGTTACGTATGAAATTAAATATTCAGGTGGATCAGCGCCACCTCTGGCAGGGCCATGGCATCAATAAAAACGAAGCATTCCGCAGCGAACTGGTGGCGGCCATTAATCACCGTTTCGGCGGCGAGTTACCGGATGCCCTGGGTAAGAAACTGGAAAACCTTAACGTGTCAGTGGGGGATCGCAGCTTTATCCAGGTGGAAAGCAGCACAGCCAATGTCGATGTTGTAAATCAGGCGGTGAACGACCTGATCAAAACAACGCTGGGGCAGCAGTCATGGAGACGGTGAAAAAAACCGTCTACGTCACTAAGCCGGGCGGCGAACCCGCCCCGCTTAAGCTGACCTTTAAAATCCCCTCCCTTGCCGAACTCCAGGCCGCCCCGAATCAACCCACCCCAACCACCGCCGAAGCGCTGCTTTTCATGATTGCAGACTGGGAGGCCGATATGCCGTTTAACGCAGATACGGCCCGGCTGTTTGCGGATAACTACCCCGGCGCACTCAATGATGTGCTGCAGGCGTGGGGGCAGGCAGTCAGCCAGGCGCACAGCCAAAGAATCGGAGCGGCAGCACCAACCCTCTGGTCAGGCGTTTGTGACCGATATCATTAACAGGAGGTCTGATGACAGACCAAATAGCTTCAATCACTCTCAGGGCCGATGTATCCGATCTGAAAACGGCCAACAATGAACTGGATAAACTCGGCCAGGCGGCGGCCGGTGCCGTGGCTGGCGCCGATGCGCTGGCAGATGCGACAAAGCGAGTTAAGCCCTCTGCGAAAGAGGGGGCTGAAGCTCTTCGGGCCCAGCACCAGGAAATCAAAGGCCTCCTGGAGAGCATCGACCCGACCGTTGCCGCGCTTGGCAGGCTGGAAGATAAGCAGGATCACCTCAAGGCCGTATTCAGCAAAGGCTGGCTGGATAGCGAGGAGTATGAGCATTATCAAAAACTCCTTGATCAAACCCGCCTGAAATTAACCGATACCGGCGAGGCGGCAGCGCGCGCCCAGATAGAACTGGCCGCCACCCAGGCCGCAGAGAAACAGTCCGCCGCGCTGAAGAACCTGCTGGGCTCCATCGACCCGACCATCCGCGCGTTCAACACGCTGGATGAGCAGTACGCGCAACTGGTGGCGCACTTCGAAGCCGGGCGCATCAATGGCGCGCAGTTCGAGCACTTCAATCAGCAGTTGGAGGACACACGCCGGAAACTGAACGGGATCGCCGATGCCATGCCGCAGGCGCTATCCCGGCAGGAGCTGGCGGCCCAGCGGGCCGGTATCTCAATCGGTCAATATAACGCGGCTCTACGCACGCTACCGGCGCAGTTCACCGATATAGCCACGCAGCTGGCTGGTGGGCAGTCACCTTTCCTGATCCTGCTCCAGCAGGGTGGGCAGATAAAAGACCAGTTCGGTAGCGTGAAAGGAGCGGTGTCAGGTGTCGGGAGTTATCTCCGCACGCTGGCGGGCGCGCTTACACCAGCAACACTCGGGATCGGTGCGCTGGCTGTTGGCGCCGGCGCGCTGGCGACCGCTTGGTATCAGGGGGCACAGGAGGCAACGGAGTTCAACAAGCAACTGATATTGACCGGGCACTATTCAGCTGAATCTGCCGGACAGCTCGCGGATATGGCGCTCAAGATTGGCGGAGCCAGCGGGAAGGTATCTGCAGCGGCCCGCGCACTCGCACAGGTTGCGGGCGCCGGTACGTTCAAACCTGAGCAGCTCGAATCTGTCACCCGTGCGGCTATGGCCATGGAGCAGGCCACCGGTCAGTCCGTGGACGCCACGGTGAAGAACTTCCAGAAGCTTTACGCCAGCCCGACCAAAGCCTCAGAAGAGCTGAACTCCACCATGCACTACCTGACGGCCAGCCAGTACGAATACATTTCATCGCTGGAGCGCCGGGGAGACAAAGAGGGCGCAGCGGAGGCCGCTGCCAAAGCTTACAGTCAGGCTGAGCAGCAAAGGGCTCAGGCAACGCTGGAAAATATGGGGCTTATTGACCGCATTCTGCGGGGGGCTGCTGATGCTTGGGGCAAGTATTGGGATGCGGCTATGGGTATTGGCCGAACAACCAGCGATTCCGATCGTCTTGAGCAGGTCAGGCAGCAAATCAAAACATTAAGCGATACCTCCCGGCCAGGCGTCTTTGGGCTGGGAAGTATTGGTGATGGCGGGGCTAATGCACGCCAAATCGCAGAGTTAAAGCAACAGCAAAGTGCTCTTGAATTTGTTATTAAATCTCAACAAGGCTATGCCGCTGCGCAGGCAAGAGCCACCAGCGCCAATGAAGCAGCGATTGCTGGCCAGCAGGAGCTGAATAAATACCTCGATGCCGGTACCACCACCACAGAGAAACGCTCGCAAGCGGTGACGCGCCTCAACAAACTCATTGCCGAAAATGCCAAGGCCGCCAAAGAAACACAATTCCTGCCTAAAGACCAGCGTGTAACCCTCTGGTCAGATGCCGATATCGCCCGGGCGCGCAAAGGCATCGACGAGATGTACAAGGAGGCCAAAACCAAAACTCCGGCAATCACCATGCCTGCCGGCGATCGCACTTTGCTGAACTATAAAGCGCAGTCCTTAACCCTCAGCGAAACGCTCGAAACGCTGAAGCAGTCCGGCGAAGTACAGGTGCGCAATACCGAATACAGCAAGGTTCACGCCCACTTCATCGAACTGGCTACCTACGCCCAGGACAACCTGCTCAGTGCTCAGGAAAAATCCAAGCTTGCCAACCAGACGGCCATTGAGCTGGCGGCCAAAGCCGTGGACAAAAAGAACGAAGAGCTGGAAGCCCAGAAGAAGATAAACAGCCTGGCTAAGACCATGCAGGATGAGCAGCTGAAGTATCAGGCGCAGATCCGAAACATCACCGATACCGCGGGTATGTCATCGCTCCAGCGGCAGAAGTTTGCCGACCTCCAGCAGGCGCGCGTTGAATTTGAGAAAGGGGGCGGCAACCTCAGCGATACAAACGCGAGATCCACACAGGAATACCTCAAAACGCTCGACCTGATTGACGCTAAATACGACAAGCTGAAGGAAAGCCAGGGCGACTGGATGTCCGGCGCCAACAGCTCAATGAAGGACTGGATGGATCAGGCTGCTGATTCGTCAAAGGCGGCGGGTGAAGTTATCAACGTCACTATGGGTGGAGCGATAGACAGCCTGGTTGATACGCTGAACGGCTCAGCCAGTTCGTGGAAAAGCTGGGGCATGTCGGTTATCAAAATAATCGAGAAGGTCACCATGCAGCTGGCAGTTGCCGCAGCATTGAAAGCTGCGTTTGACGGCATGTCAGGCTCCTCTACTGGCTGGATAGCGTCTATCGGCAAGTCGATGGGTGGAACGGTCGCCAATGCCAAAGGTGGGGTGTACGAATCGCCGGGCCTCAGTAAGTACGTGAACGGGATCTACGACTCACCTCAGTACTTCGCGTTCCAGGGGGCGTCGAAGTTTGCAAAAGGTGGCGTGTTTGCGGAGGCCGGGCCAGAGGCGATCATGCCGCTTACTCGCGATTCTGCCGGGCGACTGGGTGTCCGCGCCCAGGGTGGTGGTGGTGGCGCACCTGTAGTGAGTGTGACGATGGGTGATATCAATATCTACGGCAATGGTCAGCAATCCGGGCAGCAGACCAGGGGAGGGGCTTCCAGTGCTGCGACCAGCCAGTTGATGAAAGCCATAATCGATACTGTTGCTGCGACAGTTAATAAGCCCGGGCCTCTCAGAGATGCGGTTCAGGATGCCAGTAGAAGGGCACGGTAAGAGACATCAGCTAATCTCATCGCAACATTAAAACGCCTCACCAGCAAATGCTGGTGGGGTCATTTCCGGAGTTTTTGAATGGACGAACGCGCCCGAAAATTATTACGAAAGAAAGCCCTTACTGACCAGCGCGCAACCGAGCACAATACATGGGAGGCCAGCGGCTTTGGTTACGCTGTCAGGCCGCCGCTGCGCCAGTTTCCTGACGATTTAAAGGGTATGAAGTGCGAAGCCATGACGAGAGCCGGCACACCCTGCAAACGCACGGATATTCATGCCAATGGGCGCTGTAAGTTTCACGGCGGCATGAGCACCGGGGCCAGAACGGAAGAAGGGAAGGCGCGGCAGCGTGAAGGATATCGCCGCTGGCTGGAGGAAAAGTGCCGAGCGGCCGCAAATACGCAATGA